CAAGTACACCACTTTTTTTTACAGCTTGACTTGAAGCTGCTGTTTGTACATTACTATCTAATGTTAATACTGTATTACTTGTAATTGATAATACTCTATAGTTAATAGAGTTAATTTGTATTCTATCATTAACAGAAAATTCAGTTGTAAATGCTGTACCACTTCCTGTAACTGTAGCTGAACCTGAAGATACAGAAACTGTTCCTGTTTTAGTTACATAAGTATCTTTATTAATTTGTAACCAAGTAGTACCATTANTTGACCAATAAATTCCTGANCCTTGACAAGCNACTACTCCACCTNCATAAGGTATTAATCCTGTTATTGCATCTAGTTGAGAACCTGAAGGTACTGCTGCACTTCCACCACCCCATTTAGTATAACCATTAATTCTTCTGTAACCACCTGTTGTAGATGATTCAAAATTTTCTAGTATAGTTGCAGCACCTGGAGTTCGGAATAAAGCATGAGAGCTTGATACTAAATCCAAACCTCCTGCAACAGTTATCGAAGCTCCTTGTGTTGGCATAATTTATTATCCTATGGTAGTAAGTAAGTAAACCTTACATCTGTCATATATTGTGGCTGTGGTGAATTTAAATTGTCAGCCATATTTTGTAATCCTTTTTTATATTCATCTAAAGCTAATTGCGATTGAGCAATGTTATCTTTAAATTGATATAAATAATATCTAGCTCTTGCTAGTAAAACTGGTTTGTATTGTTCTGGGAATAAAACTGTATCTGTATCTGCTACTAAAGCAGTAGGTCTATTATATGCAAAGAAATGTATATTATAAACTTTATCTGGTATTGGAGATAATCCAAATCTTCTACCATCTGAACTTCTTATAACTCTTAATGGAGTTGCAAAAGTATTAGTTCTTGCAGCCGATTCTTCATTCTGAGCATAATTACTTCTCCATTGTGTTAGAGTTGTAAATGGTAATTTATTTATTGTGTAAGGTGCATTAGTATCTTCCAAAGTAAACATATCCCAGTTTACTGAATCAAAATCTGTATCTATATTATTTGAACCTGCTTTATTTAAATACCATCTTTGTCCTACAACTGTTGGTACAATTGTATTTCCATAGTAAGGGTCATCAGGAACATCAGCACTAAGCCAAGACCAATCATCAACAGAGTCTACTATATCAAAGTAAGCTCTATTAACTACATTAGCTACTTGTTTTTGTATTCCTACTCCAGTAGCTACTGTTGAAACTTCTGGTTCATTTAATTCTACTAATAATTCGTTTACGAATGCTTTATATGTTTTTGCCATTTAACAGTTCCATGCCCTTAATGATTTGTTAATTCTTGAGTTAGGGTCTCTAGCAGTTTTTTTAGATGTAAGTTTTTTCTTCATCCCTTTCATCCTCGCACAAAAACTCTTTCTTCGTTTGTTTCCCTTAACTTTACTTGGTGCTTTAAGATTTCTTTTCTTACCTTTTTTAGTTTTACCTTTATTGTAAGATGCTCTACCTTTAGCATTTAAACCACCTTCAGGATTCTTGCCTTCTTTCCTTGTCCATGCAGGAGATGACATTAATCCCATAACTATTATTTCTTTTTATAATTCTTTTTATCTTTGTCTTTTACTTTACTAATAGTGACAACCATAGCACCACCACCATGTCCATAATTTTTTCTTTTAACTTTTCCACCATGTTTCATCATTGGTTTCTTCTTCATTCCATATCCTGGCATATTTATTTCCTTATATAATTATTGCAACTAATAAAATAATAACAGCAATTGCTATTTCTTTTTTATGTTCTTTTATAATGTGGGGTATATGTTCTTTTAATTTCATTATATTATTTCCTTTAAATTAATGAAAGGGGGATTGCTCCCCCTAACATAAATGATTATTAATCTATTTTAATAATACCTGCACCAACTGATGCAGTTGAAAGTACTTTTCTTCCATATACATGAAGACCTCTAACTTGGTCTGCGAATGTAGTAGGACTTCTAAAAGACTCAACTGTATTCATTGCTGCTGCACATGATGTACTTCTCATATGACCAAACAAAACAGAAGGTGTATTAGCTACACTTGCAATTGTTTGTTTGAATGTATTAAGTGATTTGTACATAGCAAATCCTCTAACTAAACCAGAAGCTACAAGACCATTTCTTAAAGAACCTTTACCTGCATTGTAATCAATCGATAAAAGTTTAGAAGCAGTATCTGCTAATTGGTTATAAAAGTTAGGAGCTGCAACAAACCATCTACCATCTTCAGGGTTGTTGTTTTCATCCATAACTTGAGCTGCTGAACTCATAAAGTTAAGAGGGTCTACTTCACCTGCTGCGTGTCCAATATCAATTGGAGCTGCAACTTTACCAAAGATAGCTTCTTTAGCTGCATTACCTGCTGGTGTTAGAACTGCTGCACTTGCTATTGCTTCTTCATACATTTTCCCTAGAACTTCTGTGTCCATAGCATCTTTTAATTTATAACCTGCGTTATTAGATGCTACTTCAGGGAAGTTAATATGACCAAATCTTTTCTCTAAAGAATCAACTTGGAAACTAAAGTAATTAGCTTTATCAATTAATAATACTAACTCATTGTCAGTAATAGCTGTTGCTGGTGTTGCAAGACCTCTAGTATATGCTGCTGTAGCAATTTGAGGTTCTTGAACAATATTAACTGTATCACCATAGGTTTTAATTTCACCCATGTAATCAGTATTACATATTGCTTCTACTGTTGATGCTTTTCTTAAAGCGATTTGTACTTTTTTACTATATATTTCTGGAACCCAAAACTGATTTGCTTGTGCTCCTGATGGATTTTGTCCACCCATGTTCAATGTACTTGAACCTGCGAAGTGTGCCATAATTATTTTTCCTTATTTGTTTACTTGTTGATAAAAATGAAAATAAATTTATTCGTCTTGAATAAATCTACCTTCTCTTTGAGCCATAGCAATATCTTTTTCATATCGCATAAACTCATCATCCGACATTTTTCTAACATCCGATGATTTGAAAGTAGGCTTTCTATCAGTAGGTTGTCCAACTTGTTCTCTAGTTTTAACTAGCAAATCAGCACCTTCAGAAGATTGCTTTCTTTCGGTAGTAGTTTTTTTATCTAATCCAAGTCCTCGGTCTTTCTTATACAAATCAACTGCTCTTGCTGCGAGTTTACCATTGTTGTTGTTCTCATAAATCCAAGACTTAATTTCCATTGGCTGTTCATCTGCCCAGTTATGAAAGTCATCCGATTCTTTAATATCATTAAAGTCTGGATGGTATTTCGATAACTCTAATTGAGCTTCACGAGCTGCCAAAGAATCATTCTTTTTCTTAAGAGCTTCAACTTCTTCTTGTAAACTTGTCATCTCATTCTTAGATTGCAAGTGAGATACAGTTTCCACAACTCCATATATGTCAGGGTATTCCTCTTTGAAGACTTTTAATTCTTCTTCAGATTTTGGTGGTATACTTTGGTCGGTTTTCTTTAAGCTGTGCTTTAAGGTCTCCTTCTTTAGTAGTCCAATCACCTAACTTCCTATCATAATATCGTTTTAGGTCGTCATATCTTTTTTTGTAGTCAACTTTTTGATAAGGTTTAGCATCAGCAACATTAAGTGCTGACTCTTGTAAAGACTTATCCGAAGTAGCCGAATCTAAAGTTGAGTTAGTATCAGGGTTGACATTGCTGTCAGTAGCTTCTCTAACATAACCATTAGGGTCGGTGTTGGCATCTGCTGGTCCATTATCTGCAGAAACAAAATCTGTAGGCATTATATCTTCTGTATGCCATGATTTATTTCTGTTATAAGGATTCGCTTTGACTTCCTTAGTTTGTCCTTCGTCTTCTTTCATGTGTCCTCCTTTAGGGCTTCTTTAACTGTGAAGGTAGCTAAAAATTGGTTACTTGTTTGAAAACAAAGCTACAAGGGCTTATATAAATATAAGGTAGCTTGTTTATCTTTAGAGTACCACTCTAAAAATTCTGTTATGCCAATAAAGAATCTTCTTCTTGGCTTACTTGCCCAGCATCATAATCTGCTTCTGCTTGTGCCATCATATCTCGTAATTTTTCTACACCTAAATTTTTAACTGCTTTAGCTGTGAAGATAAATTCTCCATCTGATAACAGGGCTGGAATTGAATCTGAAGTTCCATCACCTGGTCCTTCTACTAATTCATCCTCTGTAAATTCTGTTGCAACTATCTTTGGAATAATTGCTTCTAGCTCTGGATGCATTTCCATTGCTTCATCTAATACTGTTTCTTCTTCTTCTGATAATGCTGATGTATCTAAAATACCATCTGCATCCATATCATCTTCCATCATGTCATCTTCTGCCATCATCTCTGTGTCAGTTTCTGCCATCATATCATCTTCCATACCCATAGGAGCAAGTAAAGATTCATCTTCAACCATATCACCTTCGGCATAAGCTTGATAATCTTTTCTATCAACAGTACCACCAAGACTTAAAGCTAATGGTGTTTCTTCTGCTATTTGGTTTTCATCCATATAACCACCTGCTGCTGCTTTAACTCTTACTTTAGATTCTAAACTTTGAATCTCATTATTTAATTTTGCTATTAATGAAGTATTATTTGTTTCATCTTTTTGTTTTTCTAATCTATTAATCTTATCTATAATTAATTTATTACTAGCTTCTCCAGGAATATCTCCTTCTGCTGGNNCTTCTTCTAAAGGTTCATCTGGTAAATCAATATTTCTTAAAAGTTTTTCAACTTCCTCACCTTGGTTGTAATGTTGTCTATCTAACATTCCACCCTTTTTAAATCTTGTTCTTTTTTTAGATAATAGTCTAGAAGGTAAACCCTGTCTAGCTGATTCAGGAGTATTTACATCATAAGGATTAATACCATCATCTTCTTTATCATCTTTAGCAATGTATGGAGGTTGACCCATAAGTCCACCTGTAGCCATTTTTATAATAACAGTTTTCTTTTGTTTCTTCTTATGCATATTTTTATCCTTAATGGTTATTATACCAACTTAAAAGTATTTAGTCAACACTATCTTTTAAAATTTCTTTTACTTGATTAGGCAAGTTCTTCAGTCGTTCCAGAAAAACCCATCTCCCCTGGCATTGCTGGATTGTTTGTAGGGTCAATCCCCTCGCCATTTCCTGCGTTGTTTGGTGCTGCACCTTGTCCAGGTACTCCTCCAGGTGCTTCCATTCCTGGCTGTTGACCAGGTGCAAGAGCTTCTTCGCCAATTCCTTGTTGAGCATTGTTTTGATATCCTATAATTTTAGCATAGATTTCTGCTTCACTCTTAGAGTTAATAATTTCATCAGGGTCTAAATCTAAAGAGTATGCTAACTCTTTAATAACTTCTGATATCTTAACGAATGGAGCAATAGATGGATTTTGAATTGTTTGTAAGAACATAGTAAGTCTTTGAGACCTAACTTCTTTTCTCATTAAAGAAGAACTACCTGTTGCTCTAATTTCAAAATCACCTAAGATTGGTAACTCACCTTCATAGAATTGCATATTCCATTGGAACATAGATTTTCCTAGAGGTTTAATTAAACTGTCATCAATATTTTTAATAACTGTTTTAATATTTAAAGATGCTGCACCCATAAGCATTGACATACCTGATGCTGTTCTAGTCATACCTGTTACTCCTGTTTGACCATGTGAGTAAGAAGGTATACCTGTTGATTCATCTGCAAGTTGTCTAAACTTATCAAACATCTGCATATTTTCATTTGCAGTATTAGGAAACTTAATTCCATAAATTGCTTGACCTGGAACTCCAGCTTGTCTTTTAAAAATTTTTCCTGGGTAAACTTCCATGTTTTGATTTTGAACCAAAGCTGATTCATCAATATCAAAAACTAAGTTACCTGCTAATGCTAAGTTATCAATTGCCATTCTTGCATGACCATTCATAATAGCTTGTGCATCATCCATATTTTCTGGAACACCTATACCAAAAAATTGATAAGGATTTGTTTCATAAGAAAAAGATTGATAAGGTATTCTAAATGGAGTAAAAGGATTTTCTACTATTCTAATTACTTTTCCATTAGTAGTCCAAATATTAACTTGAACTTCTTCAAAATCTTCTATCTCTTCAGCAATATCTAAACCTTGTTCTCTAGCAGACATTGCATCTATAGTTCCCCAGTATTCTAATACTTCATATCTATTAGATTCTAAATCACCATATGAATTATTTTCTGCATCAATAGATGTTTCCCAACTTTTCTTATCATACTTTGGACCCATTTCTAAACATTTATAAATAGCTTCTTTATTGAAGTAAGGTCTATTTAATAAATCTTTAAACTGATGTCTATTTAATCTATGTCTTTGAATAACATATTCTGCTTCTTCCATGTTTCT